GGTGCAAGTCGATCACGTGGCCGAAGCGCTTCGTGAGTTGGCGGAGGCGAGACGTGCTCAGACGGCAGCGCGCCTTGGTGAACTCGTCATCCTCAGGCTGGTCGATGGATTGGACCATGGCGAGAGGCTGGATGCCAGAGGCGTCGTGGAAAGGCTCGTAGCCCTCCGGGAGAGGTGTCCCAAGAGGGTAGAGTTCCACTTCGACTCGACGAGGTCGGTGGCCGAGGAGCCGGGTCCCGGAGGACTCGGACTCGAGGAACACGAGGGCGTCAAGCGAGTAGCCCTTCTCTTGGCCTTCGTAGGAATACGAGGCGGAGAGGAAGAGGGCATGCGCGAGCCGTCGTTGTTCGGGCGAGTACCGCGGCTCGATGCCGGGCGGTACGAGGAAGCCAAGGCCCCCCAGGAGGGGATGAGCGAACAAGTTCAGGGTAGTCGACCCGAAACGAGTTTGGCTGAGAATCTCACGACGGTGGTATTTGAGGAACCACTTGTGAGCCTGGGCGGGGTTGAGGGCCGAGAGGACGGAGCCGGCGTGCCAACCCGATAAGGGGAGGGCGCCGAGGGACTGACGTCCAGTCAGCTTGGCTTGGCCAGTGAGTAGGCCGACGTTCAGGAAGCCTCCAATGGCGATGGAGGGTACCTGGGACACGAAGAAGGGGATGTTACTCTCCTCCATGTCCGCCCAGGACCAGCCTTTCCAGAATTGGGAGGGGGTCGGGGCGGGTCGCCACTCGATGGGGACCGAGTTCACGGTGAAGAAACGCGCGTGGCGGAAGTTCTTACCGACAGACTGGGTGAAGCCGACTCGAGCCGTCTCACGTTCCCAGCTCTTGTAGAGAGGGTCCGAGGCGCGGAAGAGGATGTCATCGCCGTTGATTAAAACGGCGAGGGCGTCCATACGCGCACGAGAGGCGAGGATGGCGTCACGGTCCGGGAGGGCCATGATGTAGGCGAAAAGGTTCGCAAGGCAGAGGAAGGGAAAGGATAAAACCGATCCCATCAGCTGGCCGTTCTTTTGGAGAACGGGCGGAAGCTGAGTCCATGAGGGATAGACCAGCACCTGCTCGAGAAGAGCCCTGGCGATGAAGTCCCGGAAGGGAACGTCGTCAGGGTGGAGGTGATCCAGGACAACCTCGAGGAGGGCCTTGGAGAGACGGATGTCGAGTCCGTCCGTGGCGGCGGAGTAATCTCCTGAGACGAAGTCGTCGGACGAGGAGCCACCCAACTTGGTGTGGGCGGCGACGAGGTCGTGGACGATGGACTCGGAGATAGGCTCCCCGATCAGGCGAAAGACGGGCGATGATCGGAGGAAACGCCACAGGGACCCCTGAAGGGGCCGTGCAACGTGTCCTCGGACGGCGTCCATCGCAGTGATGAGCCGAACCTTGAGGGGCTCGAGGACCTCAGCGACTCGGGCGACGGGAGTAGTTTCGGCGAAGGGTTCATTCTTGATGAGCTTGCCGATTTCCTCCTGAAGCCGGGGCTTGAGGTATGATCTCGAGATCGCAGGCGTGTAGGTGGACGCCAGAGCCCTCCACTCAGGGGTGGAGAGGGGGGGGAGGCCCCGGTCTTCGAGGACGAAGCCGGGGGCGTGCTCACGCATGCCAACGAAGGCATCGGCGTCGACGGGCACTCCGTTGATCTCGGAAGCGAGATGCCGGAGGTGCTCGCGGGCACCACCCTGGAGTCGCGAGGACTCGACAGAGGCGCGGGTAGATCCTTCGATACCCGAGAGCGAGGAGAAGATCGGGGGGCAACGGAAATTCGCGAAGAAGGTTCTTGCGAAGATCTTGGCCCGCTCCAGATCAGGATCGGAAGTTGTCGGCGGTGTGGACAACTGCGCGGCGTGTTTAGCCATGGACCGTTTGACGAAGACGGTGGGAACACGCGCAAAACCGCGCTTCGATTGCGCCAAGCCGTACACGGCCCGATAGAAGACGAACGAGTCGTCGCGGGCAGCGTCGTAGGTGGCAAGCCTGACGAAGTACCGACCGGTCTCCCCAGAGAAGAGGGGAGCGGTGGAGCCTTTTGTCCACGACGCAGGTCGGGGAGGAAAGGGGTTCCGAAGGAACCTGGCAAGGGGCCAGTCCTTCCAGTACTTCGCGTTGGGCACGAAGTCGGTTTCCGACCACTTGGCCATCTCCTGAAGAACGGTGGTTGAGTCCGTATAAGGGAGGTGACCGACGTAGTCGGGGTCAGCGGCGCAAGCTGACGAGGAGTCGATAAGGACGAGTAGAACCGCTCGCAGGCCAGAGAAGGCCTGGACGAGGTGGAAGTCTACCGAGTACGACACCTGGGTGCCACGGGGACGTGGCAGGGGGGCTCCGGTAAGGAGACGAGGGGGGGGCGGTTCCACGGAAGTGGTTCCATCCTCCAGCTCGTACTCACCGGAGTCCAACCTCCTTTCCGATGGGGGAAAGGAGGGGTCTGACAGAGTAGTGGTCATGCGAACTAATTCGAGCTCGAAGGAGCTCTTGGGTTCACACAAGAAAAGCCACTGCTTTGGTCCACCGTGACGGTCGTTCCAGGAGGGAGCGACCGCATGGAGGCGGTCCAAAACATCATCGATGAGGTGAATTACTTTGAAGTTATTCATTTCGTTTTGTTGGGGTGATAGTCGTCAGACGGGCGGC